TGTCAGCCCTCAGCCGGTTGGTGATGGCGTCGTCGACGACGCCGATGCCGGCGGCGGGCCATTCGTCGGCGAACCGTTGGACGTCACGCGCCCAGGCACGAATCGGGTCGGCGGACACTGGTCACGCCGACACCTTCTCGGCCTTGTCGGCCTTCGCAGTCTGGACGACGAGCCCGGTCGGGGTGATCGTCGTCTGCCCCCACGCGATGTCGGGTTTGCCGGACGTCGGCCATGACCCGGTCGCCAACAGGATCTCGTTGGCGGTGCCGCCGAACGTGGCGGCGGACAACACGACCCGGCCGACGGCCCGGGGCGCCTTGTTGGCCTCGTTAAGCCCGAGCATGTAGTACACCTCGACGGCGTCGTGGGTGTACAGGTACTCGGCGAGGGACATGGTTTGTGCCGGGGCGACACCGACGGTGGCATGAGCGTCCTGGATCATCTCGACGTCCAACGTCCAGGTGGACGCGGTGGGGGTCGGGATCGTCGAGCCGAGCTGACAGAACGTTGACGGCAGATCCTGCGTCGTGGTGTCGGCCGACGGGGTCAACGCGCCGGACGTGATCTGGCAGGACCAGAACGTCGAGTCGGCTTCGTAGTCGGCGTAGTCGACGGTGGCCGCGGTCCCGCCACCGGGCGCGTCCCAGTCCGGGAGGTAGCCGACGGCGGCGGGGTCGACGTCGGTGAACGCGAGCACACCGGACGAGATGCGCCAGATCAATGGTGCGGTCATGGGTTATACCTCCACAGGGGTTGGCGGGACAGTCACCGCATCAGGTGCGGGCGGGGGACAGAACGTGCGGGCCGTGATCGTCGCGGTGGCGGTCACGACCGACGACCGGATCGACGTGTCGAGCGGCAACCCGAGAATCGGGGCGGGCCGCCAGCCGTCGACCTCGAACCCGGGTGCCGACCCGATGGCGTCGAGGATGGCGGATTTGAGTTCGCGTAGCCCGGCGACTTGGGCGTGGACGGCGCCGTCGTAGACGAGTACGACCGGGAACCGGACCAGGGTGATCGCGGTGGATTGGCCGATGGTGCCGGGGAATCCTTCGTCGTCGTCGATCCAGATCTTCGGCGCGACGATCCGCCCCGCGGGCGGGGGGTACGGATCGACGCGGCCGGGCAGCACAGGCTTGAGCGCGTCGTACAGGACGGCGTGGAAGTCGTCGAGGACGGACATCAGGCAACCCCGGCCCTAGCGATGCGATGCGGGATGATCGAGTCGAACAGGGGCCGCAACAGTTGCGCTGACCCCGGCATGTACAGGTCAGGCGCGGGGATGAGCGCCCGGTACAGGACGATCACGCCCTGCTCGACGACGTACTGCAGATCGGCGGCCGGTGGTGGCCCATCCAGCACCGTGTCGGAATCGACGTACGCCTCGACTTCGATCCCGACGACCGGGACCAGCGCCCGGATGCGTTCGGCGTCGATGTCGCCGCCCTGTAACCGCAGGATGTGCAGGACGGCGTTGGTGGTGTCGTCGACGTCGTACCAGACGCCGGACGCCGGCGGGGTGACACCGACGTCCGACATGGTCAGCGGTCCTCGAGGGCCTCGACGAGCGTGACCCTGTTCTTGCCGGACTTCTCGGCGGCCAGGACGGCGTCGAGCTCGTCGGGGTTCTCATCCACATAGGCCTCGACGTCGGCGACGGTGTGCGCCCCCGGGTCGAACACGTCGTCGCCTTCGGGCGGCGGGTCGGTGTCGGCACCGGTCCAGATCGGGGCCAGCCCGACCGCTTCACGGTTCGGGTCGTCGAAACTCATGGCGTCTTCGTGATCTTGATCACGCCGGTCGCCTCGATGACGACACAGTCGAAATCGCCGGCATAACCGACTTGGACGCCCCACACGGACGGCTCGACAACCTGCAGGTTGCCGTACTTGTATTCGAACGCCTTCACCGCCGCTGTTGAGTAGACGAGGACCTGTCCGGCGTCGAGCCCCGCGGACATGACGGCGGGGATGCCGGAGATGTTCCCGACGGACCCGTTTGCGATGCTGCCGGCGGAGAACCCGATCCCGAACCCGTTCGACGGGTTGACCGGTGGGAACACCGGCCCGATGATGCCGAGCATGTCGGGCGACATCGCGATGACCGTCGTGCCTTGACCTTTCGTCGCCGCGAACACCGACCCGGCAGCCGTATAGACGGCGGCGGCGATTTGTGCGGGGGTGTTGACGCCGGTCGGCAGGATCGGACCGGCCGTCCCGCCCGCCCACAGCACGTCGGCGGTCTCCTCCTCGGTCTCGATCGCGTATTGCTGGGCCAGGTCGTTGATGATCATGTCCAGGACCGCCGGGCTGGACCTGTTGATGTCCTGCTTCGACACGTTTACGTAGCCACCGAACGTGTCCGCACCGAGCGCGGTCTTCGTGACGAGCATCTTGCGGGACGCCAGCTCGGTCTTCTCACCGGCCTGCTTGGCAACCGATGTATGCTGGGTGACACGGGCGTACGACCAGGCGCCGGAGCCGAGGTCGGTCGGGCCGATCGAGTTGACGAGCGGTCGGGCCACCTCGATGTAGTTGATGATGGGCGACACGATCGACTCGGGCAAGAGCCCCGGATTATCCGCCGTGGTCTGATGAGACGCGACCCGGTGGAACACCTCGAGCCGGTCCATCGCGGCATGATCGCCGAGCTGCCCGTAATACAGATCGGCGACGTAGGCGCCGGCGGAGCGGTACTCGACGGTGCCCGGCAGACCGGACCGGGTACGGGCCGATTCGAGCTCGGCGGACAGTTGCCGGGCCCGGTTCCGGGAATCGATGGCCACCTTGGATGCTTCGCGGAGCGGGTCGAGCTGGTCGACGAGAGCGGCGATACGGGTGCGGGCCCCGCCGATCATCTCCATCTCTTGCGAGTTCAGGTCACGGTTGGCGTCCTGGGCGGATGCGATGCATCCCTCGATCAGGGCGGTCCGTTCCTCGATCTCGGATTCCAGGCGGGCAATCATCGCGTCGGTCTGCGCGGGCATAACGGGCTTCTTTCGTGAACACCGGATAGGGATTCACGTCTCAGCTCGCACACTCACGGCCCTATGCGGACCGGCAGCGCCTGCGACTACATCGACGGCAGTGAGGGACTGTAGCGCTCGGCGAGCAGCTCGGCCAGTACCCGATCCAAATTGGGGGTCGCCACCGGGCCGGCGGGGTCGGCGGTGCGGACGGCGAGCACCTTCGCGCCGGCATATGCCGGGGCGCCGGTGAGGGCGATGTGATCCAGCCATGCCTTGCGGATCGTGCGGGCCCGCCGGTCGGTCGACCACTGCTCGTCGGCCGGCTGGCGGACCTGGAACCCGATCGACGCACCCAACAGGCCTTCGGCGGCCATCTCCAACGCGTCGTCACCGTCACGGGTGTTCAACACCGGGCCGATCTCGGCGACCAGCCCCCGATCGTCACGCGGTTTCAGCTTGGACACCCATCCGATCGGCCGTTCCGAGTCGTGGGCCCGGTTCACTTTGAATTCGCGGGCCCGCATCTGGACCCCTTCGAACGCGCCACGGGTCACCGTCTCATCAACCCACCGGTCACGGATCAGCACCTTCGTCGGTTCGTCGTATGGGACGGCGACGACCTCGATGATCCGGTCGGCGAACCGGACCTCCAACGACGACGCGGCCCGTTCCTCGATGGGGCCGGCGGCCAGCTCGGCGATGCTCATAGGGTGGCTCCTTGGGGGACGTTGCCGGTGACGATGAGACGTTCGATCCCGGCGACCTGGGCGGCGTCGAGGACACCGATGCGGGTCAGGATCTCCCACGTCTGTGCCCGCTCATACGGGCCGGGTTGGACGTAGGCGTCCCGGTTCACTTCGACGGTGGTTCCCCGCGGGAGGAGCCGGCCGGACAGGTCGGCCATCAAATGGTCGGCCATCGGTCGGAGCCCGGCCCGCCAGTGGTAGTCGAACAGGGCCGCGGTGTTGGCGTAGGTCATCGAGTCGCCGCCGGACGGCAAGCCGACGAGGAACGGTGGCAGGCCGAGCAGGACGGCGATGCGGGCCTCGTTCCAGGCGGAGAGTTCGACCATCGCCATGTCGGCCGGGTTGAACTGCAACGTCTTGAAGTCGATCCCGCCGGACAGGACGGCCGGGAGGCCGAGGGTGGACATGCGGGCGTTCACCCATTGCGATTGCAGCTCGTACGCCTGTTGGGCGGTGAGGTCGTCGGGGTGGATCAGGACGGCGTTCGGGATGCCACCGGCGGCGGCGAACTGGGAGGCGTAGCGGGCCAGGCTGGCGGCGGCGACGAGTCGGGGGCCGGCGACCTCGAGCGGGCCGTGGCCGTGGGCGTCACCGGTGCGGGACTGGTACCGGATGTGGATCATGTCGTCGCCGACATCACCGGAGCCGATCGTGTACCGCCGGTAGGGGCCGTCCATCTCGACGTTGACCTGCCACGGCTCGACGACATGGAACCGGGCCGGATACCCCGTCGAATATCTGGCCGTCACCAGGACGAACGTTTCGCCGGCCGACTGGTAGTCCCACAGAAGCTGCTTCGCGAACTCGTTCCACGACCCGTACATGTCCGGGTCCGGGTTCGTGATCCAATCCGCCGACAAGGTGGGTGCGGCGTCGACCAGGTACGGCGGCATCGACGCAAAGATGGACGAGTTCTTGTCGAGACACGCCCACGCCGTGTCGGTCAACGATTGGGCGCGGCCCCACCAGTTCGGGGTCGGCCACTCGGCCGGCCACCCGGACCAGGCGACCGGGCGGGGCGGGCCGGCACCGAATGGGCGGCCTGCCGGGGCGTCGATGAACTCGATCCCGTTCGGGTCGCCCGGTGTGGCGGTGGGGGGGCCGACGGTGGCCGGCGGGTTGGCGGCGGGGTCGTTGCCGTTCGGGATCAACTGGCGTTCTTCGATCCCGTGTTTCGCCATCGCTTAGCAATCCTAGGACACGGTGTCAATTGTCGACGGGGCATGGACAGTCGGCAGCTTCGCCGGTTTCGAATCGACGAGCCACACCGCCAGCGACGCCGCCACGATCGGGGTCACATCACCGGCGTGATCACGGTCGAACACCCACCGGTCCCCCCGCTTACGTCTGGCGAGGACCGCTACGGCGTTCAGGAACCGGTCATCGCCCATGTGACCGACCCGGCGGGCAGTGACGGCATCGACGAACCAGCCGGCAGCGTCGGGGATGTCACGGGAGTCGATCTTGGCGATCCGGGCACCCGCCCGTTTCAACATCGGGGCCAAAGGGGCCGCCGGCCCATACGGGTCGATCACAACCCGGGCACTATGCGCGGCGGCAACCCCCGTCACGAACTCGACGACCCAATCGGTGCCCGGCCGTTGATCCACCAGTTCAACCGCGATGCGGTCACCCATCGCCCGGGCCGCGACCACCGACGTCGAGCCGTGATCGGCAGTGCATTCCACCGCCAGGACCACACCCGGGCCCGCAGTGAGGTCGACACGCGGTAGCCGGTCCCACACGTCGGGAGAGATCACCTGCCGCGACGCCGACACCACCGTCCGGCACAGATACTCGCGGGCGAAGGCGTCGGTCCCAAGCGTCTCCGCCTGAAGCTCGAGCAGATCCCTCGAGATCCCGTCGGGCTGCTCATACGTGGGCATCACCCGGGCCCACACCGCAGGGTCCAACGGATCGTCATCGTCGGCGCATGAATACTCCAGCCACATCCGGCGCCGGTCACCCTCCGCGACGGCCCGCCGGCCGAGCTCGCGTTGCAGGTTCAGCAGTTCCGCCGACTCGTCACCGGCGTTCGAGATGATCACCAGTTGGGCGCCGAAACTGTTCCGGGCCCCGTCACGCTGCGCCATCGTCGGCGCCAACACATCCAACAGCCACGCCTCATGGGTCAACGCCTCGTCGATGATCGCCAGGTCGATCGACTTCCCACGGGCCCCGTCCTTCGACGGGGTCACGATCTCATACACCGACCCGTTGTCGAACCGGAGACATTCCGACCCGTGAGTCATCGTCGGCTTCCCACCGACGACATGGGCGGCGTACGGCGACCGCATGATCAGCGCGACGTGTTCCTTCCACTGCTCGAGCGCCGCCTGCCGGTTCTGGGCGGTGAACACGATGTGCTGCGGCCCGATCTCATGGCCGACCAGTAGCCGCAGCTCGGGCAGCGATGGCGCCATTGCCCGCAACACGACGTCACCGCCGGCCGACGCCGTCTTCCCGGCCTGCCGACCGACGACGGTCCCAGACACCCGCGCCGCCAGCCGCCGCCCGTTCGCGCACGGCTCGAGCTCGTACATGACATCGGCCCGGTGTTGTTGCCAGACGTGAGGTTCGAACCCGAGGTTGTGCATCACGTCCGCCCACGCTTCGCCGAGCGTTGCCAGCCCGGACCGGGGCGTCCCGATCCGCGGACCGGCCGGTCTCACCGTCGCCGCCTGGCCGGCTTCGGCGGACGGCCCAACAGCCGGTTGCGTTGCCGCACCACCGTCGCCGCACGCCACCCGCCCCGCCGCGTGTTGCACGACGCACACGCCGGCCGCAACACACAACACCCCGACCCTTCGACATGCCGGCCCTGGTGCTGCCAGAGGGCCGGGACATGGTCCGCTGTCGTCGCCCACCCTGAACAACGGTCGAGCTTGAGCCAACACCGCGGACGGCCCGCCAACAACTGGGCTCGGGCCCGCTGATATTCCGGCCCGTACGGAGAATTACGACGTGGCATTATTCCATATCTCCCGATTTCATATCCCCGATATCACCATATTCGACCATATTCACCCCGATATCCGATATCCAAATCCCAATATCGCATATTCCGAAACCCCAATATCGCATATTCCGAATTCGTCGATTTCGGAGGGGGGGGCCGATTGGGACGTATCCCT